GCACCCGCGCGCTGACGCGCGCATTCACCCAACCCCGTGAAATCGCAGAGACGCGCGACGTCCTGACCTGGCCACGAGAAGGCGCCGGACGCCTGGCCGCAAGGCAGGCGTCCGATGTCCTTCGCGTGGCACGAGATCCGTGATCACCTCATGTATTCATCCTCCAACCTTCACTTCCAGCGCAGCTTCGACGCTGTCCGGCATGGACAGGCTGTCCTCACGCCGTTCCGGGATCCGGCGGCTCTGCTCGACGGGCTGCACCGCACGCCCGGCGATCAGGGTCAGAAGAACCTGATCCTCTCCACTCTCGTCAGGGCGGCGCAGGGCGACGGGCCCGCGTCCGACTGCGCCCTGACAATGCTGTTGCTGGCACTCTGGCCCGGCCTCGACGCCATCCGGCGCCGTTCGATCTGGCGCAGGATCGGCACCGCCGACGAGGTCGCGTCCGATGTTCTGGCGCGCACCACCGAGGCGGTCCGCGGCCTCGACCTCGGGCGCGTCAACTGGATCGCGGCCACGGTGCTGCGCAACGTCGAGCGCGACATGATCCGCGTGCGCCAGCGCGACCAGGCGCGCGAATATCTCGCCAGCGGGCCCGATCCCGACGAAGTGGCGGACACCGGCGACAGCGGGATCGGCGCGGCCGGGTACGCGCGGCTGAACGGGGCCGTGCGGAAGCTGCTCGGCGATGACGCCCTGCTGGTGATCCGGGTGGCGATCGAGGGCTTCTCGCAGGCCGAGGTCGCCGTCGAACTGGGTCTGACCGAGGCCGCCGCCCGCAAGCGGTACCAGCGCGCCATGCGCCGACTGCACGACGCCCTCGAGGAAATCCCCTGAGCCGATGTCCCGATCCGGTCCCGCCGGTGGCTTTTCCCATTCGAGCGCCCCGAGCGCCTTTCCTCCAACCGAAAGCAGACACGCATGAACCGCACTGCCGATCTGTCGCTCGAGGATTTCAGGCGTCTCCCGGGGCTCTATCGCCGCTGGGAGCTGACCGAGGTCTGCGAGCCCAACCGCAACTATCAGATCGAGGACGCCGGCGCCCATGCCGACGGGACGCCGCTGCTGGCGATCTACGTCGCCGAGCCCGCGCCCGACGTCCGCGAGGCCGCGTGATGCGCCTCCTCGATCACATCATCTCATGGAGAACCGCCATGCCGGACCAGCCGGACGCCATCACCCGTCTTCGCAAGGTGAACTACGCCCTCGAAGATCTCCCCGAAACCTTCTCTCTCCCGCAGCATTCCGGAGACGAACCGCGCGAGCCGCTGCCGGTCGTCGAGGCGACCGTCGACGAGATCGCCTTCGCGATCGTGGAAGCGGAACGCGAGAGCACGGCCGCCTACCGCCGCGCCGATGCGCTGAAGCGGCTCTACAAGCTCGCCCGCGAGGCGGGGTGCATCGGCGCAGATCGCGCCGCCGCTGCAGTGATGAAGAAGGAGGGCCAGTGATGGCCCTTCCCATCATCGGCGCCGACGAACGTCTCGCGCAGCGAAAGGGCATCAAGGGCGTCATCTTCGGCCGGTCCGGCATCGGCAAGACCAGCCTGCTCTGGACGCTGAACGCCTCGACCACGCTCTTCCTCGATCTCGAGGCTGGCGATCTCGCGGTCGAGGGGCTGGAGATCGACACGCTCCGGCCCCGCACCTGGAAAGAATGCCGCGACTTCGCGGTGTTCATCGGCGGGCCGAACCCGGCGCTGCGCGAGGACCAGCCCTACAGCCAGGCGCATTTCGACGAGGTCTGCGGGCGCTACGGCGATCCGGCGGTGATCGGGAAGTACGAGACCGTCTTCATCGACTCGATCACCGTGGCCGGGCGGCTCTGCTTCCAGTGGTGCCGTGGGCAGCCCGAGGCGTTCTCCGAGAAGACCGGAAAGCCCGACATCCGCGGGGCCTACGGGCTGCATGGCCGCGAGATGATCGGCTGGCTGACCCACCTGCAGCACACGCGCGGCAAGCATGTCTGGTTCGTGGGCATCCTCGACGAGCGGCTCGACGACTTCAATCGCAAGGTCTTCCAGCCGCAGATCGACGGCTCGAAGACCGGGCTCGAGCTGCCCGGGATCGTGGATCAGGTCATCACCATGGCCGATATCCCGGACCCCGGCGGCCAGCCGCAGCGTGCCTTCGTCTGCCAGACGCTGAACCCCTGGGGCTATCCGGCCAAAGACCGCTCGGGCCGCCTCGACAGGGTCGAGGCCCCGCATCTCGGACGGCTGATGGAGAAGATCCAGCGCCCCGCGGCGCCAGCCTCCGAACGCCTGATCTGGCCGCCGGTGACCCCGGCCGATCCCGCGCCCGCTGAGGAGCCCGGCCATGGCTGAGCGCATCTCGCCATGCCCGGTGTCCCGATCCGGTCGCCGGGGTGGCTTTTCCCCACTGACGCCGCTGCCCGTCCCATCCTCCAACTGAAAGGAGCCGCGCAATGTCCGGACCCTGGAACGACTTCAACTCCGCCCAATCCAATACCAATGTCATCCCGAAAGGTACGCTCGCCAAGGTGCGCCTGACCCTGCGCCCCGGCGGCTTCGACGACCCCTCGCAGGGCTGGACCGGCGGCTGGGCGCGCCGCGCCGCCACTGGTGCTGTCTATCTCGACGCCGAATACACGGTGCTCGAAGGGCCCTATGCCCGGCGCAAGGTCTGGTCGCTGATCGGCCTCTACAGCCCGAAGGGCCCGGACTGGGCCAACATGGGGCGCGGCCTGATCCGCGGCATCCTCAACTCGGCGCGCGGCGTGTCGGACAAGGACAACTCGCCCGAGGCGCAGGCGCGCCGCCGCATCAACGGCTTCGGCGATCTCGACGGCGTTGAATTCGTCGCCCGTATCGACATCGGCACCGACACCAACGGCGAGGACAAGAACGAGATCCGCGCTGCCGTCACGCCCGATCATCGCGACTACGCCGCGCTGATGGGCACGGTCGCGCCGCAGTTCGCTGCCGCCCCGGCGCAGGGCCATGCCCCGCAGCAGCCCACCACGGCCACTCGGCCCAGCCAGCCCGCGTCCGCCCTCGGCGCCGCCGGTCGGCCGAGCTGGGCGCAGTAAGGGGGAGACCAGCGATGCGCCTGCGCCCCCGCCAGAAGACCTTCGTCGAGCGCAGCGTGGCTGCGCTCGCCTCCCGCGGCAACACGCTGGGCGTGGCGCCCACCGGTGCGGGCAAGACCATCATGCTCTCGGCGGTCACCGGCGAGATGATCGGCGACGGGGCCAAGGCCTGCGTGCTGGCGCATCGCGACGAGCTGACGGCGCAGAACCGCGCCAAGTTCCAGCGCGTGGTGCCGGGCATCGCTACCTCGGTGATCGACGCCACCGAGAAATCCTGGAACGGCCAGGTCGCCTTCGCCATGGTGCCGACGCTGGCGCGGGCTTCGAACCTTGCCGACATGCCGCGTCTCGACCTGCTGGTCGTGGATGAGGCGCACCATGCCGTCGCCGACAGCTACCGCCGCATCATCGACCGGGTGCGCGAGGCCAATCCCGACGCCCGGATCTTCGGGGTCACGGCGACCCCGAACCGGGGCGATAAGAAGGGTCTGCGCGAGGTCTTCGACAATGTCGCCGATCAGGTGCGGCTGGGCGAGCTGATCGCCTCGGGCCACCTGGTGCCGCCGCGCACCTTCGTCATTGATGTGGGCGTGCAGGACGAGTTGCGCTCGGTCCGCAAGACCATGTCGGATTTCGATATGGCGGAGGTGGCGGGCATCATGGATCGCGCGCCCGTCACCGACGAGGTGATCCGCCACTGGAAGGAAAAGGCGGGCAACCGGCAGACCGTGGTGTTCTGCTCCACCGTCGCGCACGCCGAACACGTCACCGACGCCTTCAGGGAGGCGGGCGTTTCCGCCGCGCTGATCCACGGCGATCTGGCGGCCGAGACGCGCAAGGCGATCCTCGCCGACTACGCGGCGGGGGACATCCGCGTCGTCGTCAACGTGGCGGTGCTGACCGAGGGCTGGGACCACCCGCCCACCTCCTGCGTCGTGCTGCTGCGCCCCAGTTCCTACAAGTCCACCATGATCCAGATGGTGGGGCGCGGCCTGCGCACCGTCGACCCCGAGGAACACCCCGGCATCGTCAAGACCGACTGCGTCGTGCTGGACTTCGGGACGTCGAGCCTGATCCACGGCACGCTGGAACAGGATGTCGATCTC